AGCGATCAAGAAGCCCGGAACCTTCAAGGCGCTGGCCCAACGCGCCGGCGAGAGTACGGCGGAATTCGCCAGCGAACGCGAGGACGCTGGGGGCAAGACAGGCAAGCGCGCGAGGCTGGCCGAAACGCTGATGAAGATGCGGAAAGAGAAAGGCTAACCATGGCCCACACACGATTGATTACGCTGAACGGTAGTGCCGGCGCGTTTGTCGCCGTCTCTGCAACCCAAGTGACCCGGCGGGTCGAGATCATCGAAGACGGCAGCGCGAATGGCGGGACGGGCCAGGGTATCGCGTACCAGTTCAACGATGGCTCAGCCACGCCGTTCACCACTACATACACGATCGAGCCACAGTCCGAGCCAATTGTGCTCGGCACGCCGGTCCCGCAAGGCGGAGGATATGGGCTGGTGGTCGGTACGCCCCCGGATAACTCGGGCGGGTACACGATCGCAGCAACACTGCTTATCAACCTAAGGTCGGCGAGTACGAACACGACGATCGTCCGTGTGACGGAATTCGACTAGTACAATCACACATTTTATGAAGAAGACACTGTTGGTGGTTCTGGCGCTCGTTCCCTGCTTCCCTCGCGTCCAGGCGCAGAACGTCGAAGGCCAAATCATCGCCGCGCAGTACGGCGAATTCAAGGTCCCCGGCACGGCAGCCGGAGGGTTCGTCTTCCTGCCTGCGACTTGCCAGGTTACTGGCGGGGGAAAGAGCTTTTCGGCATTTTCCGCCGGCACCCCGATCAAAATTGTCGACAGCAACCCAAGCATGACCGAAGTGGCAACCCCCAGCTCGGTCTATATCGACGTTTGCAGCGTTAACATGACAACGGCATACAGCCATGCGCCGCCCTTCTACCTGACTTCAGGAACGGGCGGCCTACAAGAAGCGATCACCGCCAATCAAACCATCGATGGGCCGAACACGATCCTTCTTACCGCGGAATGGTACAAGCTCATTGCGCCGGGAAATGCAGCCGGCATCATCGCCTCCGTTCACGGCATCCCCGACCTCGGTCTCGAAGACATCACCACCTCGCCCTACACGTTTTACCAGTGGAATGGATCGCAGTACACCGTGGTGGCGTCTTCGTCCGGTAACTATAATCAGGGATCGGCGGGCGCCGTGACGCAGACAGTAACGGCCAAATTGCAACAGGGCATCAGCATCAAAGATTTCGGCGCGGTGGGCGACGGCGCTCACATGGCCGCGGACACGGCCGGCATCAAGGCGGCGGTCACGGCGGCTGCGGTCCTAGGGAACGCGGTCTACGTGCCGGCCGGAAACTACCTGCTGGATAACAGCTCAGCAGCGGTTCTCTCGGGCGCACAGAACGTGCTGATCTATGGGGATGGCCCGTCATCTTCTTTGACCTGCCAGACAATCGGCACCAACGATTGCATCGCGTCGACCGGAGCCACGGGCTTCGGGCTATCCAACCTGACCATTTCCTTTGGGCCGACCGCGACCGCGAGGACATCAGGCTATGCGCTCGACGTTCAATCCTGCACCAACTGCTCTTTCGATGGCGTCAGTCTCAACAATGGCGATTTGAGCGGATTCCGGCTGGCGAGCTCGGTTCACACCTCTCTGCATAACATGCAGATAACGAACTTCGAGGCCAATGGGCTGTTTGCAATCAACGACCAGGACTTGCGAGTAAGCGGCCTCTCCTGCGCCAACAATGCCGATGCGTGCTTCGAGACCTCATGGTACGACTCGCAGTACTCGACTTATTCGATCCCCTGCCAAGACATCACCGCCGAGGGGATCACCAGCGCGAACGATACGGAAACCATTCTCATCAACTCCTGCAACAACGTTTCGGTGAACGGATTCGTCTCGGCCGGTTCCGGAAAGGAGGCGGTTTTCGTTGGCGAGGATAACACCACCACGACCACGCAATGGCCGGATAGGATCAGCATCTCGAATGGCACCATCTATGGCTCCGGTTACGGCAGCAACAGCCGAAACTCGGCCAGCGCGCAGGCTCTCTATATCAACGTGGCGGCCGCTCCTGGCGCGGGAGTCGTTTCGCACATTGCCTTAAGTAACATCGTCGCTACACACATCAGCTCGTGGGGCCTGCAGATGGCCGAGTTGCAGAACGACGATTTGCAGCTCAGCAACCTGCGCTTCTACGACGTCGGCTCGGGCAACACGGCCGGATGCCTTCAGCTCGAGGGCAACGAAATCAACATGGACAACTTGTCCTGCACGCTCAGCGGGACCTACGCGCTTTACATCATCAACACGAATCGCCTCACGTCTACGAATTTCACCAGCACCTCTCCGAATCAGGTTGGCAGCGGGACGCAAGCGCTCTATAACGCCTCCACCGGCTTCATCAACATGAACGGCCTGACGTTCGTGGATACGAACGCAGAGACCTTTACCAGTTCCGTCTACGACAACACCACTACCGGCACCCATCAATTCGTGAACATTCTCTCCACGGGCGCCATCACCCCCCTGGGTCCAACCGCCGCCAACGACAGCAGTACGGTTTTCATCTACGGCGACCCGACGCACGCGCAGGTCTTCCGCAACGGTGGCACGATCTTTTCCTATGCCCCGCCGACGGTCTACCTGACGCCCACGGGCGGAGCAACTTCAACCAGCTATCAGAACTCGCCACAGTTCTATATCCAGTCGAAGTGCTGGACCACTTCACAACAGGTAGAAAGCGTTGCTTGGGTAGACATCTACCCGACGCTGAGCACGGAATCATGGGCGCTGACGCATATCGGCGGATGTGGCTTTCCTCTCACGCTCGATGTAACCGCGGCCACGTCGATGCTGGGGAACATCTTTACCGGAACGATTGTTTCCGCACAGCACTTTAGCGGCTTGACGACCTCGGCTCCTTCGATTGCGGCTGGCACGGGAGCAGGAACGGGGCCGACGCTGGCGTTGAATTCCAATTCCAACGATCTATCCGGCTACGTCAGCGTCACGACAGGATCTTCACCAGCGGCCAGCGCAACCGTGGCGACCCTCACCTTCGGAACAGCATACGCAACGCTGGCCAAGTGCGGTCTCTGGCCAGCGAACGCAGCCGCTTCTGCTCTTAGCGGCGGGGGCCAGGCGTATATTCCCGTGGGCTCGAATAGTGCCTTCGCCATCACGTCCGGTGCGACTGCCCTGGCGGCAACCACGCTTTACACCTGGGGGTACACATGCACGCAGTAAGGCGCTACTGTCAATACGCGGTTTTGCTCTCTCTGGTGGCCAGCATCGCCATGGCGCAGCAGACAGGGACCACTGGCGTGCCCGGAACCTCCTCGGTCCATGTTGGCGTTCATGCGGCCGCCATCCCAACGATTGCGGCCGGCGTGGGAGCCGGCAGCGCACCCGGCGCGGTAACTATCGTCGCCGGTTCCACCGATCTGTCCGGGACCATCACCATCGGCACCGGGACGTCGCCGACGGCCTTCGGCATTGTCGCGACCATCACGTTCAATGTGCCTTATACCGGCACTGTTCCGCATTGCATTCTTTATCCGGTCACTACTAACGCTGCACAGTTAGGGGCGGGGCCGGTCTTTCTGCCGCTGAGCGGCATCACTCTCACCGGGTTCAACATAAACTCCACTACGCCCGCTTTGGCCGCATCGACGACCTACTCATGGGAATACATCTGCACACAGTAGTTGCGGAAAAAGCCGTGAGGATAGAGCCGCGTATCCCACATCTCACGAAAAACGCGCGAGATATGGGCCACCCGTTGGCCTGCGGTGGGGACAGGATGAACGGACGATGAGGCTGCCTTGGATATCCCGCTCTTCGCACGAGGAGATGATGGGCCTGGTGACTACACAAGTGGACGAATTGGCCCGCGAGCGGAGGCTCCTGCTCGATCGCCTGGCAACGCTTGGGCTGGGTGGACCTCTCTTCAGCTCGCCTTCCTGGCCTGATTCGTCGGAGAAGACGGCGGAAGAGGCAGAGCCAACTGATTCGGAAGCGGACGAGATGGAGAAGTTGATGCATCTTCGCCGACGTCCGTCGAAACTGGCCGATGCACTCACCCGCAAGGCTTATCGAGACTACAACCGGGCGCAGGCTGGGCCCAGCGTCAAGTGGATACCGAAGGCGGAAGCCCAGGCTTCCAAGCTTGACCCCATGACCGCGGCGCTCGACGAAGCGGAAGCGTTAGGAAAGAAACAGGCGTAAATGGCCACTTACCCCGGCGTTGCAATGAGCCAGAGTTCGCAGACGCAAGTACCCCAAACCCAGCGAGGGATGGAGCATACGCCGTCAGACCCCATGCAGGGCACTGCGGATGAGCCGCAGAATAGCGCGCAGCTCAGCGAAGAAGACCAACAGCGGTTGATCGCATTGGTGCGTAGTTATAAAGACCAGTGGTCGCAGGACCGCATGGTGCTGATGCAACGGTGCCTGGAAAACCTGGAGTTCTTCAAGGGCAACCAGTTCATCTCCTTCGGTCCGGGTGAGTCGGAGTTTTTCAATGCGGTCGACTGGATGAACCAGGGCGAACACTCACAGGACTCAGACGATAAGGATCTGTATCAGTATTGCAACAACTTTTACCAGATGCTGGCGACCGGTTTTGTGGCCGCGCTGGCTCCGCAGGTGCCAAAATCCAAATGGATGCCGGAGGATGCTGAGCAGCTCTCAGATGTGACGACTGCCAAGGCGGCACAGACGCTGATCGGCATCATCGAACAGCAGAACCGGGAACAGTCGCTGCTCAAGCAACAGTTGCTGTATCTCTACACAACCGGAGCGGTCTTTCGTCACACCCGCTACGTGGTGGACGCGGAGCGTGCAGGCACTTCGCGAGAGCCGGTCTTCAATGAGACGGAAACACAGTTAGCGCCCGATCGCTACCACTGCTTCCATTGCGGCGCGACTTCGCCGGCAGATGCGATGCCTGTGGGTGGGCACCAATGCCAGCAATGCCTGCGGCCGCTGGGAGACGACTCGTTCTTCCCTGCTGAGTATGGGCCGGTAATTCAGAAAGTGGGCGAGGAGGAAGTACCCAACGGCATGGTGGCACAAAACCTCTACAGCCCGCTCGAGGTGGACTGCGACCCGGCGGCGAACAACCTACGACAGACGCCGATCCTGAATCTCGAGGTCGAGGTTCACGTGGGAGCACTGCGGGCGGCGTATCCCGATATGTACGACCAAATCGCGGCGAGCGCGACCAGTGAGCTCTCGGCCAACGGAAGCATCGACCGCATTGCCAGGCAGCAGGTGTATTCGCAAACGGGGGCGTCCTCGAGCATCCTGCAGGACCAGCGCCCAACCCTGTCGCGGACGTGGATTCAGCCCTGGGCCTTCGATCTGGAGGATGACCGGGAGTTCGGCGAGCGGATGCGGGCGACGTATCCCAATGGCCTGCTGTTAGTGAATACCGGCGCCACTTTTCTTTCGGCACGCGAAGCATCGCTGACCAAGGAGTGGACGTGGGCGGGCACACATGAGGGATTCGGCCTGTATCCGCCGTCAATCGGCGATATTGTTGTGCCCTTTCAGAAGCGCTACAACGATATGGCCAATATCCTGCATGAGTTCATGGACCGCTGCTCCTCGGGAGTGACGCTGGCCAATGCGGATCTGATCGACACCAAGTCGCTGCAGGGCAAGCCGATGCTGCCCGGGGTCCTGAACCTGGTGAAGCTGAAGCGGACGGGAGCTCCGGGCGCGGTGCGCATGGCCGATGCGCTCTACCAGTTCCAGTTCCAGATGCATGAAGAGGCTTTCAGCTACCTGGATAAGCTGGCTTACAACGCACAGATGTTCGCCGGCATTCCTCCGCAAGTGTATGGCGGCGCAGGCGACCCATCGGTCGAGACCTTCGGCGGGCAGCAACAGCAATTGAATTCTGCGCTGGGCAAGCTGAACATCTATTGGGAAAACCTGAAAGAGGAGCACGCGAAGGCCGATGAGCTGGCGGTGAATTGCGCCAAAGACAATCTCACCGCCGATATGCGGCAGGTCATTCTGGAGCGGGGCTCAGAGTTCCGCAATGATTACATCCGGCTCGACGACCTGCAAGGCAGCGTACATGCGTATGCGGATACCGACCAGGGGCTTCCAGTCACCGCGGCGGAACTCCGCCAGCGATGGATGGACTTGATGCAGGCTGCAGCGAGCAATCCTCTGGCACAGGCGATCTTCGACGATCCAACGAACCAGGAGCAGGCGGCGACGGCGCTGGGGGTCCCGAACATGGTGGTTCCGGGCGCGGCGATGCGGTCGAAGGTATTGCAGATTATTGAGCGGCTGTTGGAAGCCGAGGCGGTGCCCGTGGTCGACCCACGGACGGGACGGCCGACCGGACAGGTGAGGCCAACAATTCTTCCGGATAAGGCTATCGACGACTTCACAGTGCTGAAGCAGGTTGTCCGGCAGTACTGCCAGGAGAATTCAGATATCCCTGACGATAACCCCGCGGGTTGGCAGAACCTGCTGGCGTATTTCACGGCGGCGGTCGCCTTCGAGACACAGCTGATGGCGGAGCAGGCACAACAGAAGGCTGTGGTGGCGCAGGCAGGTTTGCTGAAGCCGGCTCAGCCGCTGGAGATCCCTGCGCATGAGATCGATGATGTGGTTAACACTGTGGGTGGGCTGATGCATCTTCCGCCTGAGGCTACTTCGGGGAATATTCAGGGCCAGGTGCAGGCCGCGAACGCGCTGATTAAGCTG